CTCAATGGGCGCACGCAAGAGTGAATGCGTTTATGTACTTAGTCAAGAATGGCCGTCCCGAGAATGCAAAATACACTACAGATTACGATTTATTACCAAAAAAACACCCTAAATCTTCAAAATGAACAGAAAGAAATTCGTTACACCATCGAATAGTAGTCCAAGAGGCGGACGTAGAGGATGTTTATGTAAAGACGGTAGGACTTACAGTAAGAAATGCTGCGATGGGTCACTCCAGGCTCAAGGGATAGGTCCTACTAGCGGAACAAGTTAAAAATACAACAAATACATACCGATTTAGTTAAGTAGTTAGTTAATTATTGTTTAACCTTATTAATTCGTATATGAAAGCTAACGAAATTGTAGAGCGTTTCAAAAACGTTTTACTTAGTACTGAGACTAAAGAAGAGGAAACTCCTGTAGTTGAAGACCAAGTAGAATTGTCTGAGGAAGCTAAAGACATCCAAGTTGACGCTGCTGAGGAAGTTAAAGAAACTTTTGAAAAAGTTGAAATGACTGAAGAGTTAGAAGAAACTGAGGAAGTCGAAGAAGAAGTAATGGAAGAAGAAGATAAGTACGCTACTAAAGAAGAACTCGCTAAAGCTATGGCTGAAGTAAGAGGTATGATTGAAGAGCTTACTGCACAAAAGGAAGAATTGGAAGTTCCAACTGAACTATCAAATCAAGAACCTGCTGTGGAGCCATTATCTCATAGTCCAGAAGCAGAGGTGTCTAAAAAACCAACACACCTATTTGCACAAAATAGAAGTAAATCAACTCTTGACAGAGTAATGTCAAAAATAACAAACAACTAAAATAAAATAAAATGCCAAATCCAACTATTACTAGTTCATACGCAGGCGAATTTGCTGGCAAGTATTTAGCTGCTGCACTTTTATCTGCTGATACCTTAGATCAAGGTACTATTACTATTCTGCCTAACGTAAAGTACAAGGCAGCTATGAAAGTAGGTGCTTTTTCAAATCTTGTTCGTTCTGCGGACTGCGACTTTGATGACAGTACTTCAGGAATGACACTTACAGAAAAAGTGCTTACTCCTACTGAGTTACAAGTAAACCTACAAATCTGTAAAAAAGAATTACACGCTGATTGGGAAGCTGCTCAGATGGGTTATTCTGCTTTTGACAGCTTACCTCCACTATTCTCTGATTTCGTAATCGGACAAGTAGCTGCTGAGGTTGCTAAAGCAACTGAAACTTCTATCTGGAGTGGTTCTGCTGGAGAAGGGTCTTTCGATGGTTTTGAAACTCTACTTGCTGCTGACGCAACTGTTGTAGACGTTACTGCTGCAACTGTTACTTCATCTAACGTAATCGCACAATTAGGTGCTATCGTTGATGCTATCCCAACTGCTGTTTACGGAAAAGAAGACTTAACTTTATATGTATCTTCTAACATCGCAAGAGCTTACGTTCGTGCGCTTGGTGGATTCGTTGCTACTATCGGTGGTGCAGGTATAGATAACAAAGGTTCTCAGTGGTACAACGGTGGTCAACTTTCTTTCGAAGGTATCAATGTAGTTGTAGCCAAAGGACTTGCTGACAATACTGCTGTTGCAGCTCAGAAATCTAACCTATTCTTCGGAACAGGTCTATTAGATGACAGAAACGAAGTTAAGTTGATTGATATGGCTGATATCGATGGTTCACAAAATGTTCGTGTAGTTATGCGCTATACTGCAGGTGTACAGTTCGGAATCGGTTCTGATATCGTTCTTTATTCTTAATAAACTGAAACATTAATCAAAGAAGGGTAGGTAAGCCTTAGAGCCTACCTGCCCTTTTTTAATACTTAAATAATTATGGCTTGTGATTTAACTAGAGGTAGAAAAGAACCTTGTAAAGACGTAGTAGGCGGTATAAAAGCTGTTTATTTTACTGATTTTGGTGATCTCGGAACTGTATCTTATACAGACGCTCCTAATGGAGATTACGAAATTGCTACTCTTTCAGGAACTTTTGATGCCTATAAATATGACGTAAAAGGAAATTCTTCTCTTGAGCAAACTATCAATGCTTCTCGTGAGAATGGAACTTCTTTTTATGAGCAAACACTTAACCTAACCCTACACAAATTAAGCAAAGAAGACCACAAAGAAATTAAGATTTTAGCTGCTGGTCGACCTCATATTGCTGTTGAAGATTACAACGGTAATGTAATGATGGTAGGTTTAGAACACGGTGCTGACGTATCTGGTGGTACAATCGTAACTGGTGCTGCTATGGGAGACCTTAGCGGATACACACTTACTTTTACCGCACAGGAAACTGCTCCTGCTAACTTCTTAAGCGGACCAACTGCTGGAGACCCATATGCTGGAACTGCCACAAATGCGACTATAGTAGAAGGAACTAATTCTTAAACATAGTAGGTTCTTAAACGCAATAAGCCTCACCTTTACGGTGGGGCTTTTTTGTAAACAAATAATGCTCCTTTAAGTTATATATATATGAAAGTATTACTTCCATCTACTGAAGAGCAAATAATTAAGATTATACCAAGAACTTATGTCGAGGCTAGTGATCTTACTTTAGTTATTAAAAGAGATGGAACTGGCGAAACGGAAACCTTGACGGGCCTTACCTCAACCATTGATGGTAACTATATAAGTATCCCTTGCACCTTTTCAATACTTTCTGAAGGTAGTATTTATTTTATGGAGCTTAAACAAGGCTCTACATTGTTGTTTAGGGATAAAGTTTATGTTACGGCACAGACCGACAGAACACAAAAACATACACTAAACACAGGTAAATATACAGAGCATAGTGCTGCTCCTACTGGAGAAAAATATATAACAATATAATATGCCTAGAAAGAATAAACCGACAGGAACAATTAGAGTAGTAAACCTACAGGGATATACTATTCCTGAAATTAAGGAGGACTACAGAAATGATTGGGTTACCTACGGACAAGATAATAATTACTTTGGAGATTTAATTGATAATTATTTAAGTAGCCCAACAAACTCTTGCTGCGTGAATGGTATCGTAGATATGATTTACGGAAGAGGATTGAGCGCAACAGACAGCGAAGAAAAACCTGAGATGTTTGCTCGTTTTAAAATGATATTAAAAGACGAAGAAGTAAAAAAGATAGTTAATGATTACAAGTTACTTGGTCAAGGTGCTGTTCAGGTTGTTTACAATAAAAGCAAGACTAGAATTACTTCTCTTACGCATTTCCCTATGGAAACGCTAAGAGCAGAAAAAGCAGACGAAGGAAAGATAAAAGCATATTACTACCACCCTAAGTGGAGCGAATATAAGCCGTCTGACAATCCTAAAAGAATACCCACATTTGGTAACGGAAAAAGTAATGAGCATAGAGAGCTTTATATAATCAAACCATACAGACCAGGGTTTTATTACTATGCACCTGTAGATTATCACGGTTGTTTACAGTACTGTTCATTAGAAGAAGAGGTATCTAACTACCATATAAACAACATTCTTAATGGCCTACAGCCATCACTATTAATCAACTTTAATAATGGAGTTCCTGACGAGGAGGCTCAACAACTAATTGAAAGCAAAATCCAAGATAAATTCGGAGGGACATCTAACTCAGGAAAGTTCATTTTAGCGTTCAATGAAGACCCAGACCGTCAAGCGGACATAGAGCCTATCCACCTCCCTGATGCGCACGCACAATATCAGTTCCTTGCTGATGAGGCTCGTGAGAAAATTATGCTCGGTCACAGAGTTGTTTCTCCGATACTTCTTGGAATAAAAGACAATACAGGGTTTGGTAATAATGCGGAGGAGCTTAGAACAGCTTCGGTACTTATGGATAACATTGTTATACGACCATTCCAAGAAAAAATTATAGAGTGTTTAAAAACTATGTTAGCGTTCAATGAGATTGACCTAAACTTATATTTTGTTACTCTACAACCTATTGAGTTTACTCAATTAGATAATATTGAAACAAAGATTAAACGTGAAGAGGAGACAGGAGAGAAGTTGTCTGCGATAGATCGAGTAAAGTCACTATTTAAAAAGAAGGAAGATGAAGGCACTATTCATAACAACTGATGATTTAAGACGCAAATCCATCGTAGGTGGGGTTGTGGATGCTGACAAGTTTGTTCAGTTTATTGAGGTAAGTCAAGACATACACATACAGAACTATTTAGGCACATCTCTTTATGATAAGATATCTAGCTTAATCATAAACAACACTATAGACGCTGTTAATAATGCAGGCTTACAAGACACTCCTGAACGACTATATAACACCGATGCTTATATGGTTTGCTCAGTCAGACTATTATATGTTTGCTTCTTACCAGGTAAGCAACGGAGGTGTATTCAAACACCGTAGTGAAGCTTCAGAGAACCTGTCTATGGAAGAGGTTCATTACTTAGTAGAAAATTCAAAGACAAAGGCTCAATTCTATACTAGAAGATTTTTAGATTATATAATTGATAATAGCAGTAGCTACCCTGAATACAACGATTCTAGTCAAGATGGTATGTATCCGGATAAGTCTGATAATTTCAATGGATGGGTTTTATGAGTTACAAACCAAAGAAAAAAAACATAATTAAGCTAAAGCAGTTTTTAAATAAAGAGAATAATGGCAACAGGTTGGGGAAAGATAATAAATGCGATAGGTTTCGGCAAAGTCTACAAAAGTAGTTGGGTTGGAGAATATCCTTTTATAAATATTGTAGGTGAAGCAAATGATTATAGAAAAAGAGTATTAGACGATAGCGGTACTATTGAAGCACAAGAGAGTTTAGTAGACACCCTTCATAACACAGTAAAACAATGAGCATATACGATAAAGCAACTTTAGTACAGATACCAAGCGGTTACAAAGCAAGTGGTGCTAAACTCTATTCAGTCCTACCTGCTAATGGAGATGGCGATTTTACAGTATCAGCAGATGCAGATGCTACAAGAGTAAACTCTGATGGGCTTATAGAAAGCACAGCAGCAAACCAAGCAAGGTTAAGCAGAAACTTTATAGACGGAGTAGTACAGCCTGACCCTTTCTTACTTTTAGAACCCACAAGGACTAATTACCTTACAAATAGCAACGATGCAAGTTTGTGGGGGGTGACGCAAAGTAACGGAACGGTTACAACTACACAAAACTATTCAACAGCACCAAATGGCTCAAATGAAGCAACAAGATTAGAGGCAAGTGTTAGTGGTAGTGGTTATGCTTTACTTTCAAAAAGTACAACTTCATTTTTTGGTAATTACGCTGCTACTGTATATTTAAAAAGTACAAATGGTTCAAGCCAAGAAGTTTGTATTTATGGTAGAAATACAGGAAACCAAGTAGTTACTGTTACAAGTGAATGGCAAAGATTTGAATTAAACGGAAGTAGTACAAGCGGACAAAGTAATTTTCTAAATTTAGGCGTAAATACAGGATTTACAGGCGAGGATAACCCTATTGATATTTTAGTGTGGGGTGGTCAAATAGAAGCAGGAACTTACGCTACAAGTCTAATACCTACAAGTGGCTCATCAGTTACAAGAACAGTAGATTATGCAAGTGGGGCAGGAAATTCTGATACGTTTAATGATAGTGAGGGTACATTGTTTATAGATGCTGCTGCTTTAGGTAATGACGGCACATACAGAATAATAAATATATCTGACGGCACATTGTCTAACAGGGTAGTAATTCAATTAGGCGACAATAACAATCTAATCTTATCTGACATTGTTTCGGGAGGTAGTACAGAAGCGTCAATATCTACTACAAGTTATAATTTTACCAATTACAATAAAATTGCCGTAAGGTATAAGCAAAATGATATTGCACTATATGTAAATGGAACGCAAATAGGAACTGACACAAATGCAAATACGCCAACAGGATTAGACAGAATAGATTTTACAAACGGTAATTTAGGTAGTGGGTTTTATTTTAGTGGTAAATTAAAACAACTACAATACTTTAACGAAGCACTAACAGACAGCGAATTAGAAACAATAACAAGCTATGACAGCTTTGGGCAAATGGCGAAAGCATTACTATATACAATAGAATAATATGGCAACAAAACTTAAATTAGGAACAGATAATAATTGGGCTACAAAGGTAGATGAGTTGTTAGCTTACAATGATGAAAATGGCAACTTTAAACCTATTCAGTTTGATGCCGATAGGGCAAGCACAGCAACAAGGGTAAATAAAGCAGGTCTTATTGAAAACGTAGAACTCAACAGACCAAGAGTACAGTTTGACAATAACGATGGTTATTTATTGTTAGAACGCACAAGGACTAATCAAATATCCAAATCAAGAGATTTAGAAGGTTGGCAAGATTTAGGTGGAAGTGAAACGGTTACTAACAATGATGCAACAGCACCTAATGGTTCAAATACAGCAGCTACTATTGAAAAAACAGGTAGCGACAATACTACTTTAAGATTTTATACTACACTAACAAACTACAGTACAATTAGGTCAGCGTCAATATATATTAAAAAATTAAGTGGCAACCCTACTGTATCTTTTGGAATTACAGACACACAAGACAGTATAACACCCACTAATGAATGGGTAAGATATACAAAAGACAATGTAACGCCAAGTAATTTTGGCGTACCTATATTTGTGGACATTGAAGTAAGCGGTGTATCTGGTGACAAAATAGCTGTTTGGGGTGCTCAACTTGAGGAAGGAAATTATAGCACGAGTTTAATAGAAACAAGCGGTTCAGCAGTTACAAGGACAGCAGACACTTGTAAAAAAATAAACTTTGCTGATATGCCTACTGATTACCCTTTTACTGCATTTTGGCAAGGAAGGATTGATGATTATGACAGTAGTGGGTTTACATCACAAGTACCATTTTCTCTTGCTGCAACAGGCACATTTAACTGTTATTTTGGATTAAACTTTTATAGTACAAGTCAATTAACATTAAGAAGAAGAAATGATAGCGACAATAGTGTTTTTGTATCGTTTACAAGTGATAAAGACACTACATACAAGATAGCTGTATGCTTTATATCTGCAACTGCTACTAAAATATATATAAACGGAACAGAGGTGCTTGATAGTACAAGTTTAACTTCTGTACCATACATAGGTGCAGATACACCTGACAGCGTACTTATCGGTCAATTAAGAGATAATACAGATACAGGAAAAAGAAATAGTTGCGACCAATTTATCTTATTTAACGAAGCACTATCAAACAGCGAACTAATTGCATTAACAAGTTAATAAATAAATAATGAGACTATTCAAGAAATACGAGTTTAACACACAAGAACAGGCAGAAGAAAAGATTGCCGATTTACCACACATTGAAGATGAATTATCAGGCGAAAGCTATTTAGAGGCTAATCATACTATCGTAAAGCTAGGTTATCTATATATTGAGCAACCTACATTTGATGCTGATGGTGAAATAGAAGCAGAAGGTATACAATCTGATAAATATTCTATTGATGTGCTTTGGGATGGTTTAGATGAAAGCCCTTATGGTTGGAAAACTTATGAAGTAGAACCCGAAGGTAACGGTGTACACACCTTTGCAGGTAGAAATTTTTAATTATGGACTTTAACTCGTTTAAACTTTATCTAATAAACTTATCAGCTATTACAGTTAGCACAATGGATATATTAGAAGATAGCCTTAAAATACTTTTATTGTTGGTTACTATTGGCTATACAGCCCAAAAGTGGTACGAGTTAAAAAAAAAGAAGAAATAATGTGTGATATTTGCGTACATTGCGGTTTATGTTAAAATACTTTAATTATAGCGAGTTTGACAGCCCTGATGTTCAAGGTAGTGGTCAAATGATGGATAAGCGTATTTTAGAAATGTTAGATCAAGCTAGAGATAAGTTTGATAAGCCTATCCACATAACAAGCGGATTCAGAACTCCTTTTTGGAATGAAGAGGTTAACGGTGTGGAATCTAGCAGCCATCTTAAAGGATTGGCTGCGGATATTCATTGCGACAATTCAAGAGATAGACATAACTTAATTAACTGTCTTTTAGATGTAGGCTTTAAACGCATTGGGGTTGCTGAAAAATTCATTCACGTTGATATTGATCCTGATAAATCACAAGACTTAATTTGGCTATACTAATGAAAAAGATATTTCAAGCCATTACAGGCGGTTTACTGAAGGATATTGGAAAAGTAATAGACAACCTCCACACAAGTGAAGAAGAACGCTTAGAGGCCAAGCAAAAGCTTCAGGAGCTGCTTGAGCAAGCTGACAAGGAAGCGCAGGACCAAGTAACGGAGCGTTGGAAGTACGATATGCAGTCGGACTCGTTCTTGTCAAAAAACATACGTCCTATGGTATTGGTATTCCTGACAGTGATGTTTACGCTGTTCGCTTTTACGGATGGCAATATAGGTGGATTTAAAGTACAAAAAGAATATATTCCAATCTTCCAAACATTGCTGATTACCGTTTACGGTGCTTACTTTGTAGGAAGAAGTTGGGAAAAAGGAAAGAAAAATGGCGAAAAAGATAATTAACAGTTTTATACAATCGTCAAGAAAAAAAAGACCAGGTGTTCATTCTAAGAACGCATCTCCTGGACAAAAGGGACACAAGAAAGCTTATCAGGGACAAGGGCGTTAATTCTTAAACGCAATGGGTATACACGAGCTTAAGCACTTCGAATACGAAGAGTTTGACTGTAAGTGGTGCGATAAGCACTCTACAGGTTTTAAAAATATGGATAGACATTTCCTGCAGATGTTGGATGAAGCAAGGAAATTAGCCGAGCTGAAATTTAAAGTACTTAAAGGATTTGTTTGTTACGGGTGCAGAGGTAAAATAAATGAACTTGAACATTCATCACACTTGATCGGCAGAGCAGCCGTAATACAATGCAAACATCCTTATAAACGGTATCGGATAATAGCGGCTCTACTAGAGGTCGGATTCACAAGGATAGGTATAAACAATAAATATATCTATGTGGATAATGATGATATGAAAGCTGACTCCATATTTCCATTTGAAATAATACACGAAAGAACTATAAAATAAGTGGGCTAGCCCCTTTCAAGGGGGCTATGCCCTATATTATATTATATATTATACTTTATTATTATATTATATATTATTATTATATTATATATTATATATACTATTACATACAAATAAATTGTATGTAATAATATTATATGCATTGTATTTAAAAAAAGTTTTATATATTAGCAGCATAAAACACAAAGATATGGATGCAATACACGAAATAAACTTTTATAATAATTTTGACTTAATATCACAGACCCTAAAAGACCACGACCCTCAGGTCGTGAAATCACTGAATGAGATAGCTATATATGTAGCTAGCTTACATTTGGAATGCAGAGAGAATAATACGCTGATTAAAAGCCTCAAACAGGAGTGCCGCGAAAAGGATGTAAAAGTCAGTATGTTGTCTTTTAAGTGTGAGGAGTATGAAGAGATAAATAAATAATATTATTTTGTAAATCAAAAATAATGTATATATTTGCATTATGACTACGCTAGTAAATAAGCTGGTTGCTATTCAGGGGAGACTGAAGGCACCGAAAAACCAAAGGAATAACTTTGGCAAGTATAACTACCGAAGCTGTGAAGACATCCTGGAGGCTGTCAAACCGCTTCTCGCAGAGCAGGGACTTGTTCTGACTATAGACGACCAATTCTACAATGGAGAAATTCCATTTATTGAGGCATTGGCTAAGATTACTGATGGCACTGACGAAATCACTGTAAGTGCGCAGGCTGGGGTTGACCCAAACAGAAAGGGAATGGATATTGCCCAGTCGTTTGGATCTTCTTCTTCATACGCTCGCAAGTATGCGTTAAACGGTTTATTCTTAATTGATGATACCAAAGATGCTGATGCGACTAACACACACGGAAAGACAGCTACTGCTCAACCTAAAAAGGTTGATGTAAAGAAAGCTATTCTTAAACCGAATACCCCTGAGTTCGATAAAGTAAAGAACTATATGGACAATGGAGGTAGTATAGAAAAGGTGCAGATGAAATATAATATTTCAGATGCAGCGAAAATCAAACTTGTAAATAAATAAATATGGCAGCATTAACTGAAATCTCAATCGATGTAAAAAAAATCGATAAAAGTAAATTAAATAAAGGTCAATACCTTAATCTAACCGTAGCTACTCGTGATGAGTTGTCTCAATACGGTCAGAATGTATCCGTCTTCTACGCTCAATCAAAAGAGGAGCGTGAAGCTAAAACCAATAAAAACTATATCGGAAATGGCAAAGTTGTCTGGACTGATGGAAATATTGCTACGGCTCGTTCATTAGAGCAGCCCGAAGCAGCCGAAACCCTTGACTCTAATTTAGAGTTCTAGTGTTGTCTCTTTTGTTTTATTCAAAGGGTGGGCTTAAAACCTCACCCTTTTTTAACCACTAATTTTAAGAGAGATGACATTAGACGAAAGATACGAACAATTAAGGGCAGAATTATCGGTAAACCCATACGCAGAGGTTGAGTACCCGCCAATAGCTATTAGCTATGGTACATACAAATCAAAAGACGACACATATCCAACACCCATAGGAACCTATGGAAACTTCAGCTTTGTACAAGCACCACCAAAAAGTAAGAAGACATTCTTTATATCAATGATTGCAGGAGCCTACTTGTCCGGCAAAACGGACTGCACAGGCGCAATAAGAGGCCATAGAGATAATCTTAGGTTAGTTCACTTTGACACTGAGCAAGGTATATTCCACGCTCAGAAGGTATTTCGTAGAGTCCTAGATATATCTAAATATGATGGCCTGGATTATGATCCTTATGCAATGAGGACATTACCTGCAAACGAAAGAGTAAAGTTTATTGATTGGTACTTAGATAAGTATCAAGATGAAACAGGCCTTGTGATTATAGATGGTGTTGCTGACCTAGTGCTAGATGTTAACGACATTAAAGAATCAGCAGCTATAGTCCAGGAGATAATGAGATGGAGCGAAGAGTACAATGTTCATATTATGGTAGTTATCCATAGTAATTTTAATAGCGATAAACCTACAGGACACTTAGGTTCATTCCTAGAGAAGAAAACAGAGACACAGATACAACTTAAACTAAAGGAAGATAACGAAGACATAGTTGACGTTATATGTAAACGCAGTAGGTCCTACCCCTTTGAGCAGTTTAGTTTTGAGGTAGATAGGCAAGGCACTCCACGAATAATAGATAAAATCGATGACATACTCAGAATTGACACTTCATTTTGATATAAGACCAACACCGCACCAATCCTTTAGAAGAGGCCGGAACGGTATTGCTTACACACCAAAGAAAATACTTGACTTTAAAAAAGACATAGCGCAAATCGCAATGTCCCAAGTAGAAGATGGGTTTGAAATAATAAGAGCAGGCACCCCGATTATAGTGGAGCATCTGCATTATTGTTTTGCATTTACCAAGTCCACAGCTCTTAAACGCAGAATAATAGGTATGCCAAAGGCAACTAAGCCAGACTTACTAGACAACCTGAACAAAGCATTCATAGATGCTTTGGAAGGAACTATATTCGAGCAGGACCAAAATATCGTTGAGGTAAAAGATTTGAAAAAGTTTTACGGAGAAAGCGATTATATTGAAATAAAATTACTATATTAGTGCAAACAATTTAATATGTTCGGAATATCATTTTTTCCTATTTACGGTTGTGTTCTTGGAGTTAATTTTAAGGATTCAGCAATGGATGAAGCTTTTGAAGAGGTTGGAGATTATATTATGATCCAGCTTCTTTTTTTTGTATTTGGAATAACTTTTTTATATTATGTGGGAGATACTGACCAAGAGGCATAAAGAGTGGATACAGATGGCTAAGTCCATATGTAATGATATACACCTGGCTAATGATTTAGTTCAGGATATGTACTTGAGAATAAATAGATATGTCGATAAACCAAATAAAATTATTAAAGATGGTGAGGTTAATTCTTACTTTATATATATCACTTTACGCAACCTGTTCTATGACTCTAAAAAGAGCTACAAGGCAGAAATCAATAAAAACTATTCCGCTATTGAAAACGTCAATATCCTTTCGTCTCTTGCGGAAGTTCCAGAAGAAAGAAAGGAAAATGACCTTATGGAGGAGGCATATTTTAATATATTTGAAGCCATTGATAAGGAAGTTTCTACTTGGCATTGGTACGACCAAAAATTATTCAAGCTATACTATTATACTGATCAATCTCTTAGAGACATTGCTAGCGATACAAAGATTTCACTTACGAGCATATATAATTCTTGCAAGAACTACAGAAAGATTATTAAAGAAAAGTTCGGTGAAGACATAGAAGACTTTTTCAATCAAGATTACGATAAGATATGAACATACCAGAAGCACCAAAAGATAAACGAACCAAAGCATATAAGGAGTGGAAAGCCAAGTATGACTCAGCCCCAAAAGGGCTGGGTGATACCATAGAAAAGATTACTACAGCTACAGGAATAAAAAAGGCTGTGAAGTTCTTAGCCGGAGAAGATTGCGGTTGCGACGAGCGTAAGGAAGTCCTTAACAAGAAATTTAGATATAAGAAGCCTAATTGTTTGCTTGAAGATGAATATAATTTTGTTAGTGATATAATTGAAAGTGGAGTTGATAGACTAGATGCCGCACAAGTAAATAGAATGATTGAGGTTTATAATAGGGTTTTCAATGAAAACAGAAAGCCAACTAACTGTAATTCTTGTTTTATCAACAGTATATTTAAACCATTAAAAACATTATATGGAACCTATAAATAAAGAAGCCGATTTATTCGACTTTCTTAAACGCAGTACATATCCTGATCTTGTTAAGGCTAAAAGCCAAATGAGTCGATGGGATTGCTACTCGCCAAAGGTTAGGCACCGTATAGAACTTAAATGCAGAAGAAAACATTATGACACATTACTTATTGAAAAAAAGAAATTTGATGCGATTATTGAGGTCTGTGAAGACAATCTCGACATACCTATGTATATTTGTAGCACTCCAAGTGGTTTATTCGCATTTAATTTATTTTGGGTTGAACCTAACTGGGAAATCAACAGAAGAAATCCAGCTACTACTGAGTTCGCTAATGGGGCTAGGATAGAAAAAGAAGTAGCATATTTAAACATAAAAGAAGCAACGAAATTATGAATAATCCTAAAAAATCATTTTACGGAGGAGGATATGTATCGGATTACAGCGACTTTGTAAACCCCCCAAAAGAAGATAGAAAAAAGATACCTGTTTATTCCGGAGTAATTAATTACTTTCCTGATGCTATAAAAGAAGTAGCTAAATGCAGTTATGCAGGACAGCAACAGCATAATCCTGATAAGCCATTACATTGGGACAGGAGTAAATCTGGAGATGAGTTAGACGCTTTAATGCGTCACCTCATCGATGCAGGAACAATAGATACAGATGGCGTAAGACATTCAGCTAAAGTGGCTTGGAGAGCATTGGCTAATCTGCAAAAAGAAATAGAGAATGAAAGCTAAACGAATTACTCAAGCTCAGAAGCTTAAACAACTAGAAAGCAACGTAGCACAATTGCAGTCAATGGTTGTAGACATTTACAGAATGGTGCAAGAAAATACTAAAGCCAGAACAGATGGAAACAATAAGACTGCTTGATGGTACTGACTGGGCTATAGATGATATAGTCGAAAAGATGTACGATAATGAGTTCTACTATGGATATCTCAACAAGGCATCCTTGTCCTCATCGTCCTGCAAGAAATTACTAGAGGGTATCGACAGCTACTTAGGTAACCGAGAACCTTTGGACAGTAATATGAAGCCACTCAGAGAGGGTAGGCTTATTCACGTTTCACTATTAGAAAAAGATAAACTAGATGACTATTACCATTTTGTTGATGTGGCTACTAGGCGTAACAAAGGCTATAAGGAAGCTGTTAAAGACCCTTCTTTGGAAGGTAAAGAGATTATGCTATCTAAGGAGAAAGTATGGGCGCAAAGCATTGTTGATGCTGTTCTGGACAACCCAACAGCAAATGAATTATTTACAGGAGGTGAATATGAGTTACCAGGAATCGGATACGTTGATGGACTCCCCTTCAGAGCGAAAGCAGACTGCCTGAATGGTGATCGGATTGTCGACCTCAAGACGACATCCGATATAGATTCTTGGCACTACAATATGGACTTTTACGGATATGATGCACAAGCATACATTTATATGACCATATTTAAGAAAAAAAGCTTTACATTTGTAATAGTAGACAAAAAAACACTAAAGGTAAAAACATACGATGCAAATTCAGATGACATACAGCAGGGCAAACAAAAGGTTGGCGAAGCAATTAGCAACTATATTGAAGGAGTGGGATTTTAGAAGTACCATAGTAGAAGAATACTTTATCCTAACTTGCCACGATATAATTGCTGGTGTTCCACTAAAGGAACTATATATAAGCGTTGACCTGTTCGAAGAACTAGAGGCATACGAAGAGTGTGAAGGAATACTATTGGCGTGCCAATTGTGTACTACATTAACATTAACAAATTATTTAAACAAAGAAGAAAATGACGATAAACAGTGAGATAGCATCAGAAGTGTCAAGGATAGAGAAGATAGTAAAAACAGTTACAGGCAGAGACCTTAGAAGCAAAGTAAGAGACCATAAGAATGTTATGGCTCGTTCTATATTCTATAATATAACACACGAATACTTGTGTAGGTCTGGTGTTAGGATAGGTGCTAAGAACTACGTAGCCAAGTATATGAATAAGAACCACGCTACAGTACTGCACGCTATGAATAACTTTAATGAGGATATACTTTTATCTCCATTAAACAAGAAGATGTACGATACTTGTGTTGAGGTGTTCGGTAGTCTAGGAGATGTTTATGAAAGTGTAGATAAAAGAGACTTAGAGATAGATGATCTGAAAAACAAAATAACTGACCTTCAGTTACAATTAAGTAACGTCAGACCTTATCGTAAAGACATTGAGCGTCTTGTAGACTTGTTGCTTAAGATACCAAGTGACAAACTTGATGATGCTGAATTTAGAATAGGTGTAATGTTAAAAGGATTTGCAATTGAACCGAGGAACCAAAAAACGGAAATTATCGGCTCTTATGAAACGACTGGAAGCTTCTAGGAATATGGAAGCTCAAAGTTACTGTTTCAATAAAGGCTATAAGATATACCCAATCCCTGAAGGATTGGATTACCGTATACAAATAGAGTATAAGGGTCAGACTAAATTAGGAGAAAAGATATATAGTAAAACCGAATGGTATGATGCTATATGGGAATTATACGATAGGATATATGAAGGAAGAAACCTATAGGCCGCTACCACCTTCTCTTACCATTAAACGCAGTAGGATTGATGGTCTAGGCTTATTCGCTAACGAATATATAGAGGCAGAAACTTATCTTGGAATCACACATATTTTTTTGTATATGGAAGCTGAATGGATCAGAACTCCGTTAGGCGGATTTATAAATCATAGTTCAAATCCAAATTGTTCCATAGTGTATAAAGATAATGAATATGGCAGAAGCAAAAGAATGTTATATACAGAGGAAGATATAGCTCCTGGAGAAGAGCTTTTGGTTTATTATTCTTTAGATGAATATAAAGATAAAATAAGTAATTTTAAGTAATGCCTAAACGAAAGCCAGAACGTAAGTATATGAAGAAGACCGATGGTCGGAAGGGTAACGGTGCAAAGCGTGGCGATGCACTTGTCCGGAAGACTATGGCTACTCCTGCTAATATAAACAAGGCTAAGAAGAACAGGTCAAAGATACTTGCTACCAATGCGATAGAAGAGGTTTATGGGTCTGAGGCTAACTTTTGGAAGATGGTTGCTGAAAAGGCAGAGAACTCGCAGTACGACCGTAAGATGGTTATTGAGTATGTATACGGTAAGGCAATGGATAATCCTGATGCGCTGTCCCAAGCAAAGGATATAGACTTCTCTATCGTAAACATATTTACAGGCTCAGAGAAGCCAAAAGAAATAGAAGACATAATCGACATTACACCTGAAGATGAAGGTACCGAATCTGAACCCGAAGTATAAATCGTTTGGTAATGACTCTAGATACTTTATCACCACAGGTGGTCGAGGGTCTGGTAAGTCTTTTGCTGTTAACGTATTCTTACTGCTCCTAACATACGAGAAAGGACATAAGATACTTTTTACACGGTATACGATGGTATCTGCATCTTCATCGATTATTCCTGAGTTCATTGAGAAGCTGGAGCTTATGGGAGTTGTCGAGGACTTTCGCATAACGAAGGACGAGATAACAAACATAAAGACAGGCTCATCGATTATGTTTAAAGGGATACGCACAGCCTCAGGGAATCAGACAGCATCACTCAAATCGTTAAACGCAATAACCACCTTTGTCCTGGATGAGGCTGAAGAGCTGATAGACGAGGACACATTCGATAAGATTGATCAGTCTGTTAGGGTCAAGACTAAACCCAATAGAGTTATACTGATACTTAACCCAACCACTAAAGAACACTGGATCTGGGGGCGTTTCTACGCCAACAGAGACATTCCCGAGGGCTTCAACGGTATTAAGTCAGGCATTACATATATACATACGACATACTTAGATAACACTGATAACCTGTCGCAGTCGTTCCTGAATCAGATAGCAGAGATACGTAGACGTAGACCAGAGAAGTACACACACCAAATACTTGGTGGATGGATGGAAAAGCAAGAGGGTGTTATATTTACCAATTGGAGAGTAGGAGAATTTAACGATAACTATGAGACTATCTTCGGACAGGATTTCGGTTTCTCTGTTGACCCCACTACACTTGTGAAGCTGGCCATCGACAAAGGTAATAAGCGGATATTCCTAAAGGTAATGTATGCCAGGACAGGAATGTCTACTACACAAATAGCAGACTTTAATATTCGTTATGCGGGGCCGCACCTCATAGTGTCGGACTCTGCAGAACCACGGCTGATTAAGGAGATTAAATTGAAAGGATGTAACATTACCCCGACCGTTAAACGCAGTGGGTCTATCTTGTCCGGTATCGCACTCCTACAAGACTATGACTTAATAGTTGATCCTGACTCCACAGAGCTGATTAAAGAGCTTAATAATTACGTATGGGCCACTAAGGGTCAGACAAAGCCTGTAGATAAATGGAACCACTGTATTGATGCTATCAGGTATGCAGCTCAATATGTTTTAGTAAATCGCACAAAAGGTTCTTATACTATTAGGTAGTTTAAAATATTTTTGTATATTTGTTGTGTCGAAAGATAAAAATTGTATTTTTTCATTACCAAGTAGATAACCCCTAGTTTTGTTTGTTCTTTGTCTGGTGTAAAAGAAGCTATTCAGATTGGGGGTTTATCGTTAAACGCAGTAGGGTAATTCTTAAACGCAGTAGGGTTTTTGACAAACTTGACAAAGGTGACAAACTTGACACCTGGCAATCCTTAACCATTTCTTAACGTTAGCTTAACATTGGATTCTCCAAGGCTTTATATATTTGCCCTATGAAGAAACCAACACTACAAAGCGTATTGAAAGCCCAGGGCTTTAATCCGCAGGACGCTAAGACAGTAGCGAAGCTCGCCAAAGAAGCGAAAGAAGTAAAAATAAACAATAAAGGTATAACACTTAAAATTACTATATAATGACTTGGATATTAACAGCACCACAAACAAAGGTGGATAAACTAAAGGAGGCCACTAAAGGTGGTAAAATCTTCAGTGCTACATTCGAAAAGAAGGATGGTACTATTAGAACTATTAACTGCAGAAGAGCAGTTAAAAAAGGTGTGACGGGTAAAGGTATGTCCTTTGATCCGGCATCAAAAGGATTGATGGTCGTATACGATATGCAGCAGCAGTCGTTTAAGATGATTAATTTAAACACGCTCATCGAAGCAAAAGTAAATGGTAAAACTATTAAATTTATATAGTTATGGGTTTAGATCATATATTTGGCGATGTATTAAAGGAGGTTAACGAACTAACTTCTGAGGCTAAGAAAATAGCAGATAAGCAAAAGGAAATTAATAAAACTAAAGAAGATGAGTAAAGAACTATTTATATTAAAGACAACAGAATTGTATACCTCTCTAGGAGTTGTACATATACAATCAATAGGATTTGAACCTGAGGATTCTGCATATATAGAGTTTGACGCAAGAGCGTTATTAGAAGATATTCCATCTCTATATAGAATGGCCAAGCAGGCTGTAGAACAAGAAGAGGCTCACGAACTAAATAAGTACGTGAACTTTAAGAAGGAGCTTGCCAGCGATTACAAAGGCAAGCGTGGCAGAAAGTCTTTAATCGAATAATATGGATGATGAGGCACTTAAATTGGTAGAGGACTGCAGGGATTTGTTTAGAGACATAAATTCCTGCATAAGCCCAAAAGATAGCTCTAAGAAGCTAATAGAAAAACAGATATATGAACTGAATAAATTAATTGACAATGAACTACAAGAAGATTAGAAAACTGCAAAAGGAGAATGGCGTTGATGTAATGCAACGCCTAATAGACAACGGATCAGTATGGCACCTGGAAGGTACTGTAGGAAGGCAAGCGATGGAGTTACTAAGCTCCGGAGCTTGTATGCTGCCCAAGCAAAGCCACAAGGATACGTATGGTAATTATATTCCTTCACGTGATGAAGTCAAGGCAGGATCAACAGGAAGTTATAAGAACGCAGTAAAATATTGGGAATCGATTCACGATTACGATGCGATGTATATTTGAAAAATTTTTCTTAAGTGGTTGAGAAAATAAAAATATAATTCTTAAACGCAGTAGGTTCTTAAACGCAGTAGGTTCTTAAACGCAGTAGGGTAATTCTTAAACGCAGTAGGGTTTGCCTTACATCTCTGTAGGGCATTTCCTACATTGGTGTAGGGCTTTTCTGTTTACAATTTCTTAACATTGGATGCATATTTCTTAACATTAAGTTAACATTAAGCTACAATAGGTGCCTTATGTTTGTGGGGAATTATAAAACTAAAAAAAATGGCAACAAGATGCACAATAAAAATAGAGGGCGTAAACTACGCCAAAATATATAAACATTGGGACGGCTACCCTGACCATATGCTCCCCTGGCTTAATGACTTTAATAATGACTTTAATATAAACAGAGGGCCGGACCCCGATTATAAATTTGCTCAGTGCTTAAGATTCGCACAAAAAAAGACTAGTGAGTTTAATTTAGACGCAAGCCAATATACTGGATGGGGCGTAATTCCTTTTGATGGTGAATTCGGGGCTGAATATGAATATATATTAACAAGCGAAGGCGTAAATGTTAAAGTATTATAATTATGACAACTACTTTCAATAATAATGTTTGGGACGCGGTTTCGATGGCCGTGCCTAATATGCCAAAGAAACTACTTTCACCAGGAAGTACAAATGCGAAGACGGCAAAGAATGAAATAAAAACTTTTATATTGTATCTTATGCCATATAACCAAAATAGCGAAGGCCGCAATTTATGCCCGCACGCCTCCAAAGGTTGCGCGGCAGCCTGCTTAGTGTCGGCGGGGCGCGGGGCGTTTAGTAATGTAATAAAAGCAAGAGTAAATAAAACAGAATTATTCGTCAAAAATAAATTAGCCTTCCTAAATAAATTAGCGGACGAAATTGCACAAGAGACCGCAAAGGCTAAGCGGGGCGGGTATCGGGTTGCATATCGTTTAAACGGGACTAGCGACGTTGACTTTATATATATGTTAAAAAAGTACGGGTTTCTGGATATTGAGACACTGCAGCCGCACGCCGTATTTTATGACTATACAAAGAACATACAAAAGGCCATCCGATACAAAGGTCACCCAAATTATACGGTCACTTTTTCACGTGCCGAAGATAACGCCGTGAAAACTGAGCTGGCTATAAAGCACGGTGTTAATGTTGCGGCAGTTTTTAATGAGCTGCCGGATACCTGGCGCGGGGTTGAAATTGTCGACGGTGACAAAAGTGACTTGCAAATGCTAAAATATAACGGGGTTATATTAGGCCTTAAGGCCAAAGGTGCTGCACGCAAAGATTTAACAGGTTTCACAATAATTTAAAAATAAATATAATGACATACGAAAATATAGACAAAGTAACGGATAACGACCTTATTAAATTAGCCTCTGAGCTTGCAAGCATCAAAGATAGATATATATTAGAACAAGAGATATACTATATATTAGACTGCGGTGCTAATGGTATGCGGTCAATACTTTTAGAGTATTGCGCCGCAAGATTGGACAAAAAATATAAAACCATAAAATAAATATTTTCTCAGCTGAGGCCCTTAACAATTTGGTAACAATTTCTTAACATTGGCTTAACATTGGGCAGTATTAAATTGCTTACATTTGTAGTATACAAAAACAAAAATAATACAATTATGAGACTTTTAAATTTTACACTTAAATTAGTAACTTTCAGTTTAACAGTATTAGCAGCATCCGGCATTGTTTGGGCTATCTTTGCTTTATTGTCTGGTTCTTTTGATAATGCTACATTTGGAATCTTAGGATAATGAAAGCACTAAAAAATATATCTTTGTTTATATTGGGTGGCCTTATCTTTATGGCTGCCCTGTATATTGGATCACTTTAAAAATATAATTATGCACGAGCTAACAAAAAACCAGAAGTTAATACACGACGCACTCGTTGATAAATTAAGTAAGGGCGGCTTACGCCTGGATGATCAAGATGCGATTTGCAACGTTATCGGTCAAATTAAAATAGGCACCGGCCTGGTGACAATACCAGACTAATAAAGCCAAAAATATAACAATCGATCACAAAACAGGCAATACAATACAAAAATAGTGTGTTTCCCACTAAGGCCATCACGAATGGTTGAAACTTGCTAATCGGCAAGCAGCAGAAAGGATGTTTGACACGCATTAGCCCCTTTATTGGGGCTTTTTTTATGGCCGTAAAAAAATATAAGTAGCTGAGAATCAAAAATAGGTATTGTTTGGGTTTATGCCGCCTCTCCTTTCCTATCAATTTTATCTATAACAGAGAAAAAACCGGCAAAGATACGAATATCTTTTTAAATAAAGCCAATAAATAAGTACAGAAATATTTGGATATTTCGGAATAAAGTTGTATTAACGTAAAATGAATGATGCCAGGGGTAAGTACCCACCTTTAACCAAATCAACCTAAATAGAAATGGCTTAAGCCGACTGCTAAATGGATGTTTACGGTAGCATCCCCAAATGCGGACGTAGACATCTGTATATATCTGTATTGTACTAAATTTGAGAAAAGAATATAGTATCCCCAAGACCTCCTTATACGGTAAGATACGATATCATATATATTTTTATATCGCTCAGTGGCGTTCCGCGTCTACGTTTTTGACCGTAGCCACGGATACTACTTATAAGTAACTGTTTTTTTTTGGATTTGTTGTACGTTTTTGTTTATTATTTTGTTATATTTATAACAAATTGCCTATGGTACAAATATGTACTAACTAAGTTATATATATATGAGTAAAGAAATTAAGCTTAAAGTTCCTGCAACGCAGGCGGATATTCAGTTAGGTAAATACCAGAAGTATGCTAAAATAGTTGATGATGCTGAAGGAGATTTAGCAGAGGATTTTATACGAGCAAAGATACTTGAGATATTTTGCGGTATCACATTGAAGCAGGCCTATAGTCTACCAATTAATCAGCTAGACAGTATAGTGGTTCACGTACTTCAATTACTTAATGGAAAGGCTGAACTTCAGCAAAGGTTTACTATGACTGATCCAGGCGGTAAAACAGTTGAGTTCGGTTTTATACCTAATATGGATGAAATGTCTCTAGGTGAATACATTGACTTGGAGAAGTATATTTCTGATTGGAGTACAATGAATAAAGCTATAGCGGTGCTATATAGACCTATTGTTGCTGGAAGGGGTGAGTTTTATGAAATAGAACCTTATAGTAGTTCAGAAAAGTATGCAGATGTAATGAAGGATTCTCCTGTTACAGTTGCGCTTGGGGCAATGGTTTTTTTTTATCATTTAGGCAAAGAATTACTGAAAGCTACAATCCAATCTTTAGCGGAGGAAGCGAGGGGGGCGTTACGACAAGTAGGGAACAATCTTTCGGAAGTAAGTGGGGATGGTATCAATCAGTCTATGCGCTCGCTGGAAGCGATGTCAGAAAGTTTGAAGAAGTCACTCAACTCAATGTCCATCAATGTTTAATGTGGTTAGAGTTTGAAAAAGAGAAAAACGAATTAGAAGCAGAAAGAATAAAAAAAGCATATAAGCAATGAGAGCAGTATATCAAGTATTAGACAAAATGAAAGACAAACTAAGGTCGTCCCCTAACATACAGACAGTATCGTTTGGTGATTTGTTTGATATAGACCTCAATAAGACAGATATATATCCCATCGCTCATATCGGGCTTGGAACTACCTCTATACAGGAACACAAGCTAGAAGTCGGAATAAGCCTTACATTGCTTGATGTAGTAGACGACAATCGGAATTCGGCGGTTACAGATGATTTTTACAGTAATGACAACCTTCAGGATATCCTAAACACTCTGTTGGCGGAAGCCAACATCTTAGTGTCGGACCTGAGAAGGGGAAGCAGTTACGATGAGCTTTTTCAAGTGGAGAGTAATGTGTCTGCAGAGCCATTTTTAGATAGATTTGAGAACCAGCTTGCAGGCTGGTCTCTCAATATCACTATATCATTTCCTAATAACGATATAAGTATTTGCTAATGGGGTCTAATTTAGAAGGGACATTGCGTGAGATTGCTAATGAGCTTATCCAAGATATGGTTAATGAGATAACCACAAGAGATAGGGTTGCTAGTGGTTCTGTAAGAGACTCTTTTAAGACAGATTTTTTTGAAGATGGTATTGGCATTAAGAATGAGGCAAGGTCTCCGGAGGGGTATAATTACTCATCTAACGTAGATTTAGGTAGAAGGCCAGGTAAGTACGTCCCTATACAACCTCTAATTCGTTGGGCAACCCTCAAAAAGATTGTCCCAAAGAACAATAAATCGTTAGAGCAATTTGCTTTTGCGGTTAGTAAAACATTAATGAAGCGGGGTTATCCTGGGATAAATTATGTGGCTAAATCATTTATTAAATCACAGGATATAATAACAAAAAGAATAGGTGATTCATACCTAAAAGACTTAGAAGAACAATTAGAGGAACAAATACCAAATCTTAAGTAATGGCAAGATTAATAAACACACGAAGCCCTTTTTACATAAAGGTTTATCACGCATCACTATTTGAGGCGGAACTTAAACTATACATATATGAGGGCGCAGGAGATTCAACTCCCGACCCTGAAGATTTAAAGTACACCATAGTTAAAGCGGAGTTAGAAGGTAACAATTACGTTGTATTTGAAATATCTGAACTTGTAAGAGACTACATCCAGATAAAGTATGATGGCGAATATGATAGTTATGTAGTTTTGGTAAATCCTATAATTACTGCTTTTGATGAAAACGGCAACACACTTTCTTCACCAACAGTAACGCCAAGTGATTATTATAACCAATTTATAGCAACAGATGGATATGGTTACTTTGAAGAAGGTATCAATCCAGACTTTGATGAAGGACTAATGATGTCTGAAGGTACTATATACAGAGTTAATGACAGAAGCGTGAATATTCCTGTTTACACAGGTAGTACAAATAGCGTAGCGTTTAGATTAAACGGGGAAACTGTATATTCTAAAAATGTTGTTTATACAGATCCAGCAAACCCAACAACATCTGAAGCAATCCAATACATAGCTTCTGATAGCAATTCAACAGCAGACAGCTACAAAGAAAGAGTATTAGAAGATGGTGGTATACTTGAAGCAAACTCATTACTTGAGGCGTTTGAAGACTCGTTTGATATAGGAAAGGTTGACGAGGTGTATGTGAATTATACAAACGCCACAGAAACAAAAACGAAGATACTAAAAGTAAAAACATTTGATTGCTCAAAGTATGAGCCAATAAGAGTTACGTTTGTGAATAAGTATGGCGCACTACAAGACATTTACTTCACAAGAAGAAGCAATGAATCTTTGAATATAAAAAAGGAGGATTACAAGGCTTCTGTAATGGACTTTGCAAACTTCTCTTATGACACTTCAGAGCATCAAATGAGAACATTGAACTTAATAGGTAATGATAGCATAACGCTAAACACAGACTACATAGATGAGTCTTGCAATGAACATATAAAACAGCTTATGTTATCAGAGCAAGTTTGGATGACAAGGCTTACAGACGAAGAGAAAATTGTACCGTTGAAGCTAAAAACACAATCGCTTCAGATGAAAAAAAGAGTAAACGACAAACTCGTTCAATACAGTATGGAGTTTGATGTTGCAGCAGATAAAATAAACAATATTCGATAATGAATAAAGTTGTACTTTATATAAAAGATGCCGATAACGTTTATCAGGCGGTAGACTTGTTTGAAGATGAAACAATCTCTGTAACGTCTAAAATACAGGATATACGAGATATAGCAAAAGTGTTTACTGACTTCTCTCAATCATTTACAATACCTGCCTCAAAGAAGAATAACAAGATATTTAGACATTTCTATAACTATTTTATATCAAACGGTGCGTTTGATGCAAGAAAAAAGATTGAATCAAGGCTTGAGATAAATTATATCCCGTTTAGAGACGGTAAGGTATTTCTTAATAGTGTGAAGATGAAAAATAACAAGCCATTCGCTTACAACGTAACATTCTTTGGTAATACAGTTACATTAAAGGACTTGCTTAGCGATGATGAATTAGAATCACTTACTTGGCTTGACAACTTTAAATATACATATACGAGTGTAACCACTAAAGCAAGACTTACAAGTAACCTAAATAAAACAGTTGATAGCGTAGTTAAATATGACCCAATAGTCGTTCCATTAGTAACACACACAAAGAGACTTTATTTTGATTCAGATGACAACCATTCATCAGACACTATTTCTGGAAATCTATCATATCACACTCAAGGTTCGCATAACGCAGACGTAGCATTGCAGTTTGATGACCTAAAGCCAGCCATACGCCTTTTATACATAATAGAAGCAATAGAAAACAAGTATAATGTTGCAAATGGTTATCCTGTGGATTTGATATTCACAAGAGACTTTTTTGATTCAGAAGCATTTGCTGGAGACGGTACAACTGAAAATAGAGGTCTGTATATGTGGTTGAGCAGGGAGAAAGGAAAGATAGGTGGAGATGATGAAACAACAGAAACCACATTATCTAGCTTTGCACACGACTCTGGAGACCAGTTGTCAGACTTCTTTGAATACCCTTTTAGCGGAAGCATCACACCTTCTTTTATTACTTCTGGCGGAGAAACGGATTCAATTTTAAGGGTTCAAACCTTTTTAGGTGGCGGTTCTTTAAAAAATGCAGATAGATATAGAATACTTTTAGATTTAACAGTTACAACTACCGCATCAACTTCTTATAGCGTAAGTATGATAAATACTTTGGATAACAATTCCACAGTAGGGGTTTTTGATAATTTAACATCAACGAAAACAGTATCAACAACATTAGCAATACCGTCAACAGTTCCTGCAGATTTAAAGGATTGGGGGATTAAGTTTCTTGTTAATTCAGAAGGTGGTTTTCAAGCTGATTTTAGTTTAAGAATAAGACAGCAGAAAGCGGACAATTCAGTAGCATCTTATTCCACAATATATGATGCTTATTATGATTCTGCATCAATAACAGCAACGGATAGTGGCGAAATAATACCAACAGAGAGAATACCAAAAATGAAAACGATTGATTTTCTTTCTGGTTTATTTAAAGTGTTTAATCTTACATCATATTTTATAGATGATAGAAATGATGCTGATTATGGAAAGATAAGGGTTTTACCACTTGATGATTATTACAATGATAATCCGAAGATTTTTGATATAAGCAAATATGTTGATTCTTCAGAGGCGGATGTAGAATCCACAGTTCCATTTAGTGAGATTGAGTTTAAGAATAAAAAGACTAAAACACTTTTAATGCTTAATCACGAAGAAGTAAATAACGAAGTGTTCGGAGATGCAATTTACCATCCTCAAGGCGTAGACAGAGGTAAGCCATATAAAATAGAAACTCCATTTGAACACTTTAAGTTTGAAAGACTTATTGATGATAATACAAGTGGAATAGGTTTAACAGATTTTCAATGGGGTTATTCAGCAGGAAATAATTTTAAGCCAGATGCAGATGCAACACCTCAACCAACAGCAAATTATGATTCTGTTTTAACATCACCCTTCCTTTTTTATGGAATTATAGTTAGTGGTTTGACTGGTGATTATAGATTAAATTGGAATGGAGCAGCACACGAAGCCTTAACCTCTTATTGGAAACCGTCTAATACAGTAGAAAGCGGAACAGCATCAGTACCTCCAGATTTTACTATAAATTTTGACGATGAGATTGACGAATGGAATCAGAAAAATTATGGCGGTACAACAAATTCATTGTTTAAGAAGTTTTATCAAACATACATAGAAGATGCTTTTAACGCTAAAAAAAGAATATTCAAACTAACAGCACATTTGCCAACTAGTATATTACTTAACTACAAGTTAAATGATAGATTTCAAATAGGAGACAAAGTGTTTACTATAAACTCAATAGATACAAACCTAAAAACAGGTGAATCTAAACTAGAATTATTAAACGTATTATGATAAAGAATATTTTAGACTTATTGAAGTTAGATGATTACTATGGCGTGTCGCCTTACATCGACATCGCCAAAGGAAAATACCAAGCACCTAGAACAATAAAAGAAGCACTTAAAAAACATAAGAGATGGCAAGTAGCAAAAGGTGAGTACCAAATAGAGATAAAGGTTATTGACGGAGACGTTAAAATGAAAATAGACGGTCTCACTAAGGGATTCGTTAAACTAGAGTCGGGTATGAAGAAGCTGAAGAATGCTTCTTTAGATACAGGAGATGCCCTTGAAACTATGGGTAAGAAAAACCTAGATATGATGAATAAGTCTGGGCTTGCTGGTGCTACTCTTGTAGAATTAGGGTAGAACTATATCGGATATGCCCTTACGGAATTAGGGGTGTTGCGAACAACCTGTCTCAGTTATCTACACTATTTGTCACGCTAATATCCTACATCAGGAGGATTTAAAGAAGCATTAACGGTGCTTAAGCAAACCTTTAGGTAAAGGTCCTTTAGGAATTGTTTTAGCTTTTCAGACTGTTATATCGTTAATTGACTATTTTGCTGGTTCAACAAAAAAAGCACAACAAACTACTGAGGACTTGACTGATGCTGTATCTCAGCAAGTAATTATAGTAAATGAACTTACTGATGCTTTAGATGATAATAACATAACAAGACAGGAGGGTATTGACATTGCTTCGGGTATGCTAAAGACGGAGAAAAGACTCAAGGCTATTCTTCAAGATAATTTACTAACAGAAGAGGAAAGGAATGAGAAAATACTACAATTAGCTAAAACAAAAAAAGAAGAGCTTGAGATAGAGAGAGCAATATCTGAGCTTAGAGAAAAAATAACTAAAAACAATATAGATCAGGAAAAAACCTTTTCAGATATACAGAAAGAAAAACAGGATTTAAACAAAATAGATTTAAGCAATACCATCTCTAGAAGTATACAGCAAGACCTGTTAAATAAATTAGGATCCGAATTTAATACACTCCAGGATGAGCAAGTTCAGAACTTAAAAGATTTAGCTGAATTATACAAGAAACAAGGTTTTGAACTTGATGAGTTTGGTAAGAAAATACCTATTGATAAATTCGATGAATTTATAGATAAATCAAAAGAGCTTAAGGTTTCGTTAGACTTTAGTGAATTAAACTTAGACGAAGGTTTAAGGGAGTTAGATGCTTTTGATATGGCTTTAGGGGAGCGAATGAACTTTATGGGGCAGTTCGTTGTCGAGACATCTGAGCAAAGGATAGACCGAATGGAGAAAGAGTCCTTGAAATTGTTAGAGCTGCTAGACGAAGAGGTGGAGCTTGTAGGACTTGCTGAAGCAGATAAGCAAAAAATAAGAGATTATTATGATTCTCTCAGAAATAAAAATGAAAAAAGGTTTATAGACGAACTCGTTACCACTGTTCAACAGGTCACATCTATGTTTTCTCAAGCAACACAAGCAGCTTATGAAGCTGATATATCTATAGAAGAAAGAAGGACTGTTCTAGCCAACAACCAACTAAAAGAAAGACTGAAAAACGAATCGTTATCAGCTAAACAAAGAGAGGGTATAAACGCTCAGATAGCAGCTAACGAAGAAGCTCTTCAGGCAAAAAGAGATAAAATTGCAGAAAGACAGTTTGAGAATGATAAGAAAGTTGCTATAGCTAATGCATTAGTAAATACTTATTTAGCCGCTACAGATGTTTTAGCTAGAGAAAAGCTAGGTCTTGTTGGTAAAATTATAGCTATGACTGCAGTAATAGGATTGGGTCTTGCTCAAGTCGCAGCTATAGCAAGAACTAAATTTGTTCCTTCAGCAATAGGTGGCGGAGCTGGCGGAGGTGGTGGAGCAGGCGCAAGTATATCGGCTCCAGACTTCAATGTAGTAGGTGCGTCAGAAACATCTCAATTAGCAGAAACTGTTGCTGGACAACAAGCTAAACCTGTAAAAGCATTCGTGGTTGGTAAAGATATATCAACACAGCAAGAGCTTGACAGAAATATAACAAACACTGCATCGTTCGGATAAGAACAAAAAGCAACTTAATAAGTTATTTAGGTATGGAAGAAATAAAAGTAATCGAACTTATCATTGATGAGGAGAATGAAATCAGTGGAATAGATGCTATTTCAATCGTAGACGACCCAGCAATACAAGAGGACTTCATTATGCTTAGTTCTCAAGAGGTGAAACTAGCAGAAGTAGATCAAGAGAAGAAGATTCTTATGGGACCTGCTCTAATTCCTAATAAAAAGATATACCGAAGAAGTGGAGAGGATGAATATTACATTTATTTCTCTGAAGATACCGTCAGAAAAGCCTCAGAGCTTTTCCTGACTAAAGGATATCAAAATAATGCTACTTTAGAACACGATGGAGACCTAGATGGCTTATCTGTCGTAGAATCTTGGATTATAGACGATACAAATCAAGACAAATCAAGAAAATACGGTTTTGACCTACCTAATGGTACTTGGATGGTCTCTATGAAGGTATATGATGACTCAGTGTGGTCAGATTACGTTAAAACAGGTAAAGTAAAAGGTTTTAGCATCGAAGGACACTTCGCAGACGCTATGGAAAGACCTCAAGAGCAACTTCCTGAGTATGGAGATGAAGAACTAGAGGCTTTATCACTCATAGAAGAGCTTACAGAGGCTATGGAGGTCGAATTACGCACATATGATGATTATCCTAAGGCTGCAAGAGAAAATGCACAGAAAGTCCTCGATTGGCGTTTACGTTATGGCCGTGATGAGGTTAAAGGAATGAGTAGGGTGGGCTGGCGAAGAGCCAATCAGCTCTCTAAAGGTCAAAAAATCAGCCGCTCAACGATTGCTAGGATGGCTTCATTTAATAGACACCGTAGAAACGCTACTATAGACCCAGACTTAAGGGGAACTCCTTGGAAAGACAAGGGATATGTTGCTTGGCTTGGTTGGGGTGGTACTGAAGGTGTAAATTGGGCTATCCGTAAGATGAAGCAATTCAGAAGGGGGGAGTTTGCATCTATGGTTATTGACAAGAACACCGCTATAATAGATGATAGGCTTGCGTATGCAACAAAGGAGCTTGCAGAGAAAGCTGCTGAAGATATTGGATGCGAAGGATATCACGAACACGAATTTGAAGGCAAAACCTGGTATATGCCCTGTGAAAAGCACAATCTAGCAGAGGTGGGACCAAAAGGTGGCATAAAAAGCTCTCCTAAAGCTCCCAAATCGGACACTCCGAACCCTAGACCAAAGGGTGAGGGGTCCGCAAAAGGTGATGCATCCGGAAAGACGGGTGCAAAGGTCTCTAAAAAAGACCGTGCATCCTTACAAAAGAAAGCGGATGAGTTTAACGAGAAGTACAAAAAGAAATTGGGCTACGGAGTGACTGTAGGAGTGTTATCTTCTGTATTTCAGAGAGGTTTAGGGGCGTTCAATACTTCCCACTCTCCAAATGTTAAGTCAGCAT